ATGAAAATTACGCCGAATGTTCCGCGCGAAATTGTGGGGCTGCCTTGGGGCTGGTTAGGGGCTGGGCTGGGGCTTAATCTCAAAAAATGAAAAATTGCAAATAATTGAATTATAACACATTAAACAACGAAACAAGCGTAACTATCTGATTCCGAAGTACCATAGCCCCAAGCCTGCCGCTGGGCTGGTGCTGGCCTGCTCCTGCGTAGGGGCTGGGTAGCCCCTGCCTTGCTCTTTGCGCGATTTTCCGCCGTAAAATAATGTTGTTTAGTGTTTTTGCAGTATATTTGCAACGTTTCCGGGGAGAAATCCGGGGACGCTTGTAAAAGCGTATAGGAATCCGCATTTGAAAATCGCCAATTTTCCAAACCGAAAGGATAGCCTATTAACGCTCGCTGGCTGTATATCCATTTTCGATATATCGCTAAGCGTGGGTTATAGTCTACTTTCGGTAGGTGTTTGGCGATACCTCAAATGCGTAGACCAATAAGGCCCACGCTTTTTTTGTTTTTGTAATGCCTGTTCGGGTTCTTGGGGCGCAAATTTTACGACTATGCAAATAGAAGAACTATTAGCCCTATTAACGCTTGCGGCAGCCTTCCTGCAAATTATCCTATTCTTCAAGTTATGGATAATGACGAATGACGTTAAGAAACTACGCGAAAATTGCGAACATTCGAATAAGTCTAACTTCAACTTTGAAATACGTAAGTCGCTTGCTTCGGGGGACAAAGAGAAAGCGAAAGAATTGTTATTAAATCGCTTTTACGATAGTATTTCCGAACTCAATTATTCGGGGTTGGATAAATCGGAAAGTAATTGGTTCCAGATTCAAAAAAACATAGACGCGGATTTTTTGAAGTTGAAAGAAAGGCTTGCTAACGACCTTTCAAAGATAGGCGAGCAACTACCGGAAAATATTAAGCAAATGAAATCCGGAAATGAATTTTACGAACTGTTTAACTAAATATCTTATGAAACACTTTTGCCTGTTATGTGCGCTTTTTCTGTTGGTAGGGTGTTCCAAAGATGAAGACCCCGGAAGAAGCTACACCGAACAACAAGAAAAAGCCTTATCCGTGTTTAACGGGACTTGGGCCGATACCCAATTTTCAAACCTTGGCGACTATCCCGGTGCCGAATTGCAACCCGACCCGGATAAAATCATATTCGGAACCCAAAACAATAAGCCCGTAGAAATCTACGAAAACGACTTTATCGAAGGTGAACGGCTGTTATTCTCTGCCTTCGGCGAATTGGTTTACCATAACGAAGGTTACGAAGATGTACCGTGCTATTATTGGGTATCGAACACGGCCGATGAATTACGCCTATACAGGACTTCCACCAAGAAGCTATACAAGAAATTCGCACTTTCTATAAAAAGCGATACGAAAATGAACCTTCACGCCCCCGATTTATCGCTACCGTACATTTTTGTAAAGCAATAGTATGAAGTGGATAAAAAAGCTATTTTTTGGCAACGCCAAGGCTTCCCCGTCCGATGACGATAGAATAAGCAACTTTTCCGTAGATGAAGAAGGAAATATTTCGGCAATCGTAACCCTTTCCGTCAATGGCGAAAAATTGGAATTTCCAATAGATACCAACGAACAAAAATTAGCGGAAGAAGCTAAGGCGAAAGAAGCAAACAAAGCAAACCCCAATTCCTGCGAACGGGAACCGGCCGAAGATGAAATAAAAGTACCTATATCGTTTTTAACACCGGAAAATATAGCTTTGTCAAATAATGGGCCTAACCTTTTCAGCATATATTTACGCGCTAAAAGATTGGGGTATAACAATATCGCAATTAAAAAAGATGTTTACAAAGAAGCATTTAATAGTATTGTGAAAAATAGACGGCTCAATTATTCAATACAACGAACCGCATCGTTAAACATGCTTGGTATCGCTTATGAAAAGAAGGGGGAAATAGAAGCCGCCATACAAGTTTACGAAGAAAATATAGCCATGCGTTCCAACGGTCGGCACTCATACGATAGGCTGAAAATCATATATCGCCGACAAAAAGATAGGGAAAACGAAATACGGGTTTTACGAACGGCTATTAGCGTATTTGGGGAAGGCTCGGAATATAACGAACGCTTGCTTAAACTACTATCCAAACCAAATAAACCCGCATGATACGAGAAACGGCCCTATTTCCGTTTATCTCCTTTGTCGGGTACCAGCCTATACCCTGCGGAATTGAAGGCCACAAAATCGAAATTCGGGAAAAATAAGGAAGGAGTAGCACCGCGCTACTCCTTCTTCTTTTCTTCTGTATCGTCGTCTTCCGCCATAGCGTCGGTTTCTGCTTCCCAACGGTCGATAGCGGCCGCGTGTTCCCGCCGGTACGCTTCTTTTTCGTCCTTCGGCATTGCGTCCCAATCCTTACGGGCCTTCGCCCATTTATCGTTATCGGGCCACTTATCTATTTCTTTTACTTCTATCATAGCTCTACAAGTGTTATGCGGACTTCTTGCCCGGAAATTTCGTGCTTCACTATCTTAAACCGGGTACCGTTAGTAAATAATACTTCCCGCTGGTCTTCGGGAGCAAATTTACCGTTAAATTCCGAAATATCGGATATGTCGCGGCCGTTTTTGCTCTGAATTTCAAAAAGTACCCGTACTTCCGTCTTCTTCAAATCTCGATAGCTGGCAAACCGGTAAGCAACCGCCGGCGTTTTTGTCGATGAAGTGAAAATAGCGTGTTTTACTTCGTATTTGCCGGCGTAAAGGCGTTCGTAATCCTTCCGCTTCATAATTGCACCCCGGTAGACGGTTCCCCGGTATTTCGGCAATCCGTCCAACGCCTTAGCCATAAGGGAAGCCGAAGCCTTGTTAAAGTCGGTAAGGTCGCCTTTATCCAACTGCTTATTAAGCTGCCGGTAGTTCCCGCCCTGCTGGGTATAGTGATGAAGGGCCGCAAGCTCCGTATTCTGAATATCCGGGTAAAGCGTACTAAGCAATTGCGTTGCCCGCTCCATTGCTTCGGCCGTACTTCTCGCCCTCGTAAACTTACGTTCTTCGGCGGTGTAGGTATTTACCGGCAAAGTACCTATACTTTTTCGGTTATCCCGAACAAAGTACGGTAAAGTCTGCCAACCTTTCGAGCGTTCCTCGTTTTGGGCTATCCAATCGGTCAGGGCTTTCGGAACCTGTGTTACTTCCTGCTTTGGGTTCGGCTTCCAATCCTTCAACTTTCCGGCCTTACGCGCTCTTATCCGTTCCCTAAAATCGCTTTCCGAAATGAAGATAGGCACCATTTCGCAACGGCAATGCGGGTGCCACCCTGTCCACCGGAAAGTTTTAGGGTATCGACCGGCCAATTTGTCGCAAATGTCTACAAGCCGCTTTACCTTCCCGTTTACGGTGGTCGTGTGGTTGTTGCTTAGTCGAATTTCATACCCGATAATAAGGGGGTTGTTTTGGTAGCTTTCCCACTCTGCACGGCGGTAGGCGGCGTTCATTTCGGTAACTGCAAGGCGGCGGGCGTTTTTGTACGCTGACCTATATACGCCTTGGCCGGGGTGGTACTTCTTTGCCGCTTGGCTTAATTCAAGTTCCCCGGTTTCTTTGTTGCGAACCCGCCTATAAAGCGCGTCGGGGTTGTTCAAGTAACCGCGAAGGCTACGGCTTACTTCTTCCGGGCTTTTCCCTTCAAGTATGCCGTTTTGTATGATAATTTCAAGTTCTTGTTTCGCCTTTGCCGTCAAATTCCAAACGCGGGTAGATAGGTTCATGCCCTCGCGGTCGGCATTGGCGTAAGCGTGCCCCGTCGCACCTTTGGCCCGGTGTGCCTTTACTGCTTCCTCGCAAATGTCGGTAGTTTCTTTCCTTCGTTCCGAAGTCTTCCCGAATACTTCTAACGCCTGTTCCTTTACCCGTGCTTCTCCTTTGTCCCAACTTCCTATAATACCGTTCTTGGTAATAAGGGCTGTTTTACTGCTAAGGTCTTTTAGGTACCGGTCTAACTTACGTTCGGCGGCCGGGTTCCCCTTCCAAGAGAAGGTAGCCCCCGATTCTATCGCTTTCCTAACCTCGGTAAGTTTTAGGGCCGCGTGGTAGGTATCGCCGAACAGGGCGTAAAGCTGCTTTTCTACGCTCGCTATGTATCGTATAACTTCCTGCCTTTTATCCATTACGCCCTAAGTTCTTCTATTGCAATTCGTATATACTTACTTAAAATGCCGTTTAACTCACTACAAGGCCCGCTAATTACGTCGTACCCCTTACTTTCGACGTATAGGGCATAATCGGCGGCGGCAACGATAACGGCTACTATGTCGTTCGGGTATTGTGCAGCCGCTTGCGCTGCCATACGCTTACCTTCTTCTACACCTTCGCTCCCTTTCTCGCCACCGGTAGAACTAAAACTTTCCGCTACCTTTTCGCCGTGATTGTAGATAACAAAGCCAATCGACGAACGCAGCAGGTGTGTCCGGTCTTTGTAGGTGTTCAATAGCTTAGCGTTCCGTGTAACCTCTAAACAAGCCATTTGCACAGCGTCTACAACGGTGGCCGTTATGATGTCTACCGCCTCGTAAACACCTGCAAATAGCTTATCTATGTCGAATTTTGCTACTATGTTACCCATATCTTAATTATATACTTGGTTAGTAGTTATACGGTGGGTTCGTAAATAGACGAATAGGAAGCCGCGCTTTCTTCGGCTTCTATCTGTTCTATCTCTGCGTCCGTGTCGTTTACCCAGCCCAACTGTTGTACGGCCGTCTTCCGCGAACAAATAGCCTTCTGACCGGTGGCCGAAAGAAGAAGGTTTACGTTCGCGGCTTCGTCCTCAATCATAAACGGCACTATTTCGGGTTCGATAATAAGGCTACCGCAAGCGTCTACAAAAGCCTTATCCTTGGCATTCATTTGTGCTAAAAACGCCTGTATTACGCTTAATCGACGCTGTAAATAATCGTCGAACACCTCGCATTTGTCCTGTACTTTTAGGTGCGCGTCCATAAATAGCAACTTCAAGGCTACACCCGAAACGGCCCCGATACCCTTTACCGAATCGAAAGCAATATCCGGCGTTTGCGTAATGGTGTAAATCATACGCAAAAGGGTTTCTATCTCTAATTTGACGCTTTCGGGGGCTTGCGCCCAGCTTAGATATTGTGCGGTCGCGCCTTCTTCGCCCTCGATAACGGCCCCGCTTTCGCCCTTCTTGGCCCAACCCAAAATAGTACCCGTAGTAAAGATTTTCGGGCTTGCGTGGTAGTCGTTGGTATCGGCGAAGTTAGAAAGCAACTTTTCCAAGCGGTCTATAAGGTTCTGCACGTCTTCCCATTCTACGGCGGGCTGGCGGCCATAGATAACCGGGATTTTGCCTATTTGGTTCTTCTTGGGGTAGCCGTCCAATAACTGCCATTGGTTGCTGGTAAGCGTCCATTTCCGTATTTCGGTATCGGTATAGGTTTCGAAATAGGTATGTTTTACCCCCGCGCTATCCTTTACGACGTATTCGCGGGAAAAAGCTACCATATCGCCCGTTTCATCGAAGTAGGGGTAAAGCCTATCGCCGAACAATGGGCTAAAAATGGCTACCCGAAGTTTGTGCGTTGAATCGAAGCCGTAGTTTTTCGTCGGCTTCTCCACCGGGTACCAAAGTTCGGCCGATTCCTTACTGCTATACATACCCCGCGCTACCTTCCGGTTAAGGGTGCGGCTTTTGTTATCGAACAAAACACGCTTTACAGCCTTCAAAACGTCGGCTTCCTTGGTGCCTTCTTCCGGTTCCGCATTAAGAATTACGGGGTTTCCGAACGTGAAGGCTACGGCCCGCTTTACTATAAGTTTCTGAATCGCCAAGGCTACGCGGGCTACCGGCTCGATACGGAAGTTTTCGGTTTCCCCGTCGCCATTGGTAACGGTCTTTATGTTCTTCTTTTCTTCGTCGTTTATATCGAAGTCAGAAAGGTCTACTTTTACCTTCTTATCCCTACGCTTTACCGGGTCGTTTACGTCGTGGCCTTTGGGGTCAAGCTGGGCGATATATTCGGCCGCGTTCGGTTCGGTCGCATTACGCCCGTTCTTCAATTCGGCAATAGCGGTACTATGGTTTTCGCCTGCCAAAAGTTCGTTAAGCTGCTTGCTATTCATTTTGTTGTTATTTTGATAGTTAAACATTATGCGAAATATCCGGCCGCGCTTTTCTTGCCTGTAATGGGCCGTTGCTCTACGGTTCCGGTTAATGCGTCCGGCGCGTCGTCGTGGGCGTTTTTGCCGACCTTCATATAGTGCGTAAGGGCTTGGTAAAAGTCGGGCCACATTTGCGCCCACCCGCGCGGGAAATAGGTAAGGTTTTGTACTTCCGCGCTATGCGTGAATATGCGTACGGCCTTGTTTTGGCTTTGGTGGAACCACTTAATACGAGTTTTGTTGTTACCCATTAACCGGGCTTGCTTCTCTACATTACGCGCGAAACCCCGGCCGCCGTTGTTACTCTCTACTACGGCCAATTCTACCGCGTGTTTGGTTAGCATTTCGGCCGTTTTGGGTTCGGTGTACTCCATAGGCTTAGCCGTATAAAGCACGTCCAAAACAAAGTTTCCTATCTCGGTTTCAAGGTAGGTTATCGAGCAAAGGAAATCCGCGCCTTCGTCCGCCGTATCGGTATAGTTCTTAACCTTCCGTAGCTTGGTGGCCGGTAGTATGTCGTATTCCTTAAATGGGTTTTCGTACATAAGGCCCTGCAAGGGTTTCGGGTCTTGCTGGTAAAGGCTTTCGAATACATGCGGGTTTCGGGTGCGTATGGCTTCCAACTTTTCTAAATTGTGGCGTTCGGGCCATAGTGCCGTACCTTCTTCGCGCGGGTCGTATTCGGTAGGTGCGCCCTTCTTAATCGCTTGGTAGGTTACTACTACCCACCCGTTCGGATTGTTTACCGGGTCGTATATTCCTTGCTGCTCCAAAAGGCGGCCGGCTAAGTCCTTTTCGTGCCAGCGGGTAAATACTATAAGCTGCTGGCTATTGTTGTGTAATCGGGTTTCGGCTACCGTGTCGTACCAATCTTCGATAGCTTCCCGAACAACCGCCGACCAAGCCGTTTTAGCGTCCTTATAAATGTCGTCCATTATAAGGGTATCTACCGGTTCGCCGGTAAGCGGGCCACCTACGCCGACGGTCTTAAAGCCGCCCCGGTGTCCTACTATTTCGCATTCGTCGGCATTGCGAAGCCATGCGCCGGCAACGGTCGTAATGTTCGATGAATTAAGGCGCGTTTCCGGGAATATTTCGGCATATTCCGGCGTGTCTATAATACGCTGTATTTCGCGGTTGAATTTACGGGCCTTCGGTGCCGAATAGCTTACGACGGCTATTTTATTGTCCGGGTTCCGGCCAAGTATATAAGCCGGAAGGCGGCGCGTAGAACCTTCGCTTTTGCCGTGCTGGGGCGGCATGAATACCATTAGCTTTTTAATCTTCCCTTCCGCGAATAAGGTTAGAACGTGGTAATATCGTACATGAAATTCGGCCGGGTCGAAAGTAGGCATAGTAGCACGGGTAAACGGCAAAAGGTCGGTACGTGCTTCGCGTATCAACCTTTCCCGCAATGCGGCTATATACTCTATTTTCTCTTGGCGTGTCATTTACCTAATTTCTTTTCCAATTCGGCTATACGTGCGTCTAATTCTTCATCGGATAGTCGCCCGAACAAATCCTTACCGTCCTTTCCCGTTACTTCGTTGTTCTGCCTGTTCTTCCAATTCTCCGGCTCTCCGTTGGTAAGTGTAAAGATTATCGCCGCCGTGTCCGGCTGGAAATGTTTATCGACTATCTTTTGTTCCTTTATTCGCGGTATCTCCTTGCCGTTTACGTCGTACTTGCCGGAACCTACCGTAGTGATGTGCTTTTCCTGCACCGTGTACCCTTGTATCTTTCGTAGAAGGCTTTTTTTCGCTTCGGCTACAAAGAAGGCCATACGTTCCGCTTCGGCTTTTTTTATAGCGTCGGAAAAGTCGGGAAACCTATTTACCCAATCGAAATAAGTAGACCGGTCAATTTTAACCATACGGCATACTTCCGCCACCGTGTAGGTGTCGGTAGCGATAAGCGAACATATCTTTTCGGCTATCTTCTTATTGTATTTCGTCGGTCTTCCCATTACTTACTTATTGCGGTAAATCGTCCCCCGCGTGTAATTCTCCAAATTCTTCTTTAATCGCCTTCGGGTCGCCTTTGTAGAATACCAATACGTCGTCGTGAAGGCCGCTATTCGCGCGGGTCTTATTGAACTGTTCTACGGCTTTCGCTACCTGCACTTCTTCGAATTGGTCTACCGTTTCTTCTACGGAACCTTTGCAAAAGACTAATACGTTTTGGTGTACCTTACCAACTTTGCGGCCCCCGTTAAATTGTCGGCGTATTCTCATTGCAAGGCTGGTAACTTGATTTACTAAAATCAAGTGGTTATAGTAGCTTAGGCCGCATTCCGTAAAGGCTTCGATAGTATGGCCTATAAAGTTCCGGTAAATGCCCTTTTTATCCCGAATATCCCCAACTACGAAGACGGCAAAGCGGTTGTTCTTCAATCGGGCGCAAGCCTGCTTTATCGCGGCTTTGTAGGCTTCCAAGAATTGCGGGTAATCCATATTGGAAATATCGCGGGGGTCATTGCTATATACTTCCAAGTCCGCGTAGGGCGGGCAAGAAAATACCATATCGAAGTCGCCGGTAACGCCGTTCTTTTGTAGCACGTCTTCAAGTTGCGTACTATCTCCAACCGTCCAACGCGGGGTAATATCGACCGAAATGTTACCTAATACTTCTTTTGCGTTCTCGATATTCGCTACTACTTGCTTTTCCCGAAGGTCATTACCAACGTACGGCATATTCAATTTTGCCGCTACGATACCGCGAACACTTCCGCCAGCGAAAGGGTCTAAAATGCGGCCGCCCTCGATATTGAACCAACGGTATGAAAGTTCGGTTAGAACGGGGTCAAAGATTGAAGTAGTCGCCATAGCCTGTATTCCCTGCTTCTCCATTTCCGCTAACACTTCATCGGTAGACGGTTCCCGCCCCAAGGTTTCCCGAAGTGCGTTTTTGGTATCATAAAATATCGGCGGTTGTGCTGATTTGGCAAATGTCAAATCTTCGTCCCGGCCTTCCTCGCTCTTTATACCTATTTCCAGCCAAGCGCGGCGGCGTTCCTGCCATTCGGCCGTACGGGTATTAAGCACGGAAAAAGGCGGCATTACAAAGTCGTCTTTAAGCCTTCTAAGCTGTTCTTCGGTATCTTCTTCCCCTTGGCCGCCTTCTCCGCCGTAGCTTTCCAATTCTACGCCCCAATCGTCAGGGGCTATATCCCACTTATCCGACGCTTGGGTAAGTGCCGCTTCGTCCCAAGCCAAGTTAGCGGCCCCGGTCGCATTGTCGGCTAAGGCAAGTTCGCGCCCTTCCCGCGTGTCTAAATCTATGTCGGTACGCTTTACCGCTACTATTTCTTCGCCGGTGGTTTCGACTATCAAAACCTTTTCTAAGCCTATTTGCCCGGCGTTTTCTACGGTCTTGTTTCCGGCTATAATACGGTTGTTCTTATCCAAAAGAATAGAACGGCCCGCCCCGAATTGGCGCAGGCTCTTTTCTATCAAACTTTGGCCGAACTGCGTACCCTTGTTAAAATTCACGTCGTCCGGTACAAGTTGGGCTATATCCGCTTCTATAATCTTCTTCGGTGTCATAGGCTCTACGCGATGAAGTGGAATACCAAGCGGGCCAATAGTACGTTAAGGACACCGGCAAGCACACCGACCACCGAAAAAATGAAATCCCAAACTTCCGGGGTTCCCTTCTTGCTGAATTTGTCGTAAAGCTCTTTCCCAGCGGCGGCCGCAATCCCGGTGCAAAGGCCATAGAAGACACCGAAAAGCCCCACGAAGAAGGCGATAATAAAACCGGCGGCTAAATGTAGCCATTTGTCCGAACTGAATAAGTAGCCCTTAAAGGTCGTAAGGGCCTGTAAAATCTTTTCTCTCATACCTGCGTACGTTTATTAGTGTGTAAATATTCGCGTTACGCAAAAATAAAAGAAGCGCATTATTATAATACGCTTCTTTATCCAAGAATAATTAAAAAGTTACCAACATAAACGGGGGATATATTCCCGTATAACCTGCTGGAAGTCTTCTAAGGAACGGCAAACGGCATACTTATTACCATGCGCTTCGGCCAACGCTTGCCACTCCTTTTGCGTGGGTGTTTGCCGACTGTTTTTGCTGGGGGTCTTAAACTCGATACAAAGGGAATGAAACCCGCCGGAAGGGTAAAGTAGGATAAGGTCAGCAACCCCGGCCGTTACTCCTTCGCCCTTCATAATCGCGGCTTCCTTTGCGTTCCTTGCCCCGCCATTCGGAACCGCGAAAAGAAGGCGGCCTATTTTCGGGTATTGCAACCGGAACCAAGTAACGCAGTTCTTCTGTATTTGGCTTTCTATATGTCGCATTTTATTCGGGTTTTATACCAAATCTTATGTTTTTTACACGCTATTGCATTGCGACTTTTTATTACGTTCAGTAACTTGCAACGGTCGTTATTGCTGGTTGTATCTTGTTCAAGGTATATGCAACTCCAACAATGTCTTTTTTTGCTTTGTCCCATAATTTTTATTCTTTTTCGTATAAGTGGCAAGCCGGGTTATTTACCTTTATCCGCTTCAATCCGTTACCCGTTCTTCGGCTCTTTTGAAGGACGCAACTTTGCACTATCTTCGTGCTATGGTCGTTCAATTCCCAACGCTGGCGGTGCTTACAAGTCCGGCAAGTCGGTAATTCCTGTTTGGCTCCGGTCTTAACGGCGGCTATAAATTTGTCGTAATCCATAGCCGAATATGCCTTTAACCAATCTTCGCGTACCAAAATATCGCGCTGGGGAACATAGGCGTAGAATACGCCATTTACCCGGCACCCGCCCGAAAACCTTGCAACTGATAAATAGGGCTGCTTCGTAACGTCGGCAACTACTATAACTTTGTCTGTGTCGAACATACCTATTCGTATTTTACCGTTAATAAATACTGTTGCACCTTTTCGGCTATTTTAATTAAGCGTTCTATATCTTTGCCTACTTCCGTCCCGTTGCCGTTCTGAAAGCCTATCCAGCTTTTTTCGTCGCAGCCCCGAAGTGCTTTATTTTTAAGAACCATAATAACACCGGAAGAAAGGCTATGTAACTTTACCGCTAAATCACATTTTTCAATGTTAAGTTTATGTATTTGCGCCTGCAAATCTGCTTCTTTATTCATAATCAATCATTTAACTACGTTTCATTATAAAGCGGCCAATAGTGCGGGCCGCAATCCAAAACCATATTTCCCGAAGGCTGAACCTTATAGCCCGGTTTATCCGTTTTAGTCCTTCTTTGAAATTTTCAGAAAACCGGCAATACCGAACCCCGGCTTTCGTTTCTTTAAGAAGGTAGGCGTACGCTTCAACCCGTGTGCGGAAGTATGTATTTTCGTACATAATCGCGCCGCTATGGGTTGTATTCGGCCAGCCGTATTCCTCGCATAGTTCGGCCTTTACCGCCCACCGGTCAATAGTGAATACCGGAAGGTTCCGGGCGAAGGTGTCCGGTTCATCAATCAAGGCCCGAAGTACCCCGTTTTTTTCGTCTGCCTTAATACGGGCGGCAAGTTGTCCTATTTCGCTATTCTCGCCGGGTGTAACCAAAGACGAATAGAAAACTTTACCAGTTTCTATATTTATGGCTATAAGCCCGTGAACATACCCGGAACCGATACAAATACAAGCCCCGCCGTATTTTTCTTCATTATAGACAGCTACGATATGCTTTATATCGTAATGCTGCTTTATTGCTTTGAATCCCATATACTTATCTTGTTGTTTGTTTGAACCATGCCCGGTAACAAAGTTCCCGAAGCAAATCCGAAATAATGGCTAACCCCTTGGAAAACCATAAGCAAATCAATTGAAGCGGCACGACCGTAAAGAATACAAGCCAAAATATCGTATTCCATAATAGGCCGGTACGCTTTTTTACTTTTATCGTATAGGTTATTTCTCCTTTGTTCATACCTCTATTTTTTAGCTTCTACTTCTTGTTTCGCACGGTAGTTTACTACCGTTTGGGCTACTCTGAAAACAAGCCCGGTTATTGCGTCGCGTTGGGACTTCGGCAGGCCGCTTTCAAGGTTCGCAACCTTTATGAAAGTTTCCCTAATACCCTCTACCGTAAATATCCCCGCGTCCTTCAAAGCGTCGTACGGTGTCCGACGATACCTGTAACCTTCTTGCGGGGCCGGTCGGTTGTTATAGGCTTCAATTTCGTAGCCTAAGAACTCGTTAAATTTGTCGTCCTTAATTATGTCCTTTACTTTCATATCTTTTTTGTTGGTGTTTAGTAGCGTCGTTTCGTGAAGTGAATAATAGCAAAGTCAATCGTAACGGCAGAGGCGAGCCCGGTGAACTGCGGGTACTTCTTATCTGCTTCGGCGAAAACCGGCGCGAACCATGCCTTAAAATCGTCTACCGTAAGCCCGTCGTTTTCGGCTAAAATTTCCAAGGGGACGGGGTGGCCGTCTACCTCCGCCGTATAATCGTAATACATGGCAGTTGCTATCGGTTTATCCTGTTCTTCCGCATAGTGATTTATTACACGACATTCACGTCGTAACGCCAACCTTTGTACGCCGACAATGTCGGCCGGAATCTCGGTTATAACTTCTTGGGGGCTTCGGTATGGTTTTGCGCTCCATTGGCGGACGCTAAGAACTCCACCCGTAGCCGTTATTTTTTCTATTTTTGCCCGCCAATACCCGTAATTGCTTCGGCAGGTGTGTACCTTCCGCCCGTCGGCTACTTTGGCTATAAAGCCCGTTTCTTGCCCTTTACGGGGGTGCTTCGGGCCGAAGTGTTTGCCAAGTGTTACTACTGCTTTCATCGTTAATTAACTTTTGTTCGGTTATAAAGTAGGTGCGTATCTATTCCGGTAGCGTTAAAGACCAAGGCCCGAACGTCTTGCCCTAATTTTTCTACGGCTTTTAAGGTGTCTTCTTGGCTAACTCCTTCGGCCTGCTGCTTCTCGAAAAACTTATCTACGAGTGCACTCATAAATATTTTTGTAGAAGCCCGGAACCCTTCTAAGGTGTAATTCGGTTTTGCCCCGTTAAACGCTTCGTACTCCCAAAGGGTAGCTTCCATTTCTTCAAGCACGGGGCTTAATTTCTTTCCTATCATATCGGTAATTGTTAAAATGGTAAATCGTCTACTTCTTCGGGTTGCTGATATGCCGGCGGCTGTGTCGGCGCATACGTTGGGGTAGCGGCCGAAGTCGTTGCGGTCTGCTGGGGTACTTCTGTTTGGTCGGCCCGGTTTCCGCCTAAAAGCTGCAATTCTCTAACCCGGCAGTTTATACCAGCTTGTAACGTACCGCCGGCTTCGTATGCCTTGGCCGAAAGTTCGCCGCGAATGAATACGCGGGTTCCTTTCTTCAAATAGTTAATTACCGGGCTTTCTCCGTATTTAAGGCAGCTTACCCAAGTCGTACGTTCGTGCCGTTGCCCCTGCGAATCTTTATAGCTTTCGGTATGGGCTACGCTGAAAGCTATGTACTTTTGCCCGTTAAGGTCTTTAATAATGGCGTCCGCTCCGAGGTTGCCAATTGCTTCTAATACTAACATATTGCTTTAATTATTTGGTTTGAAAATCTTTACTTGTGAATAATCGCGGCGTTTCGTCCGGTAGCTGAACCCCAATAGCGCGTAAGGCTTCCCGGTAGGTATAACCGTTATTTTGGTAGTTCATAAAGACGTTATAGGCTTTGGGGTGCAAGTCGTACAACCGTTCGAAACGCGATATTTTTTCTATATGCGCCCCGAAGCCGCAAAACATACAGCCTGTTTGTTCTACTCCGGGAATATCGTAAATGGGACTATATGGTATATTGAATCGGTGTATATATTCCCAAATATCGGTATCTCTCCATATACTTATCGGATAACTTGCCACCCTGCGACCTTCGTAGCTGTTACACCCACCACGTTTTATATATTCGTGCGTTCTTAGGTCGCTTTCCGCAGCCATAACACCTAAAATTGGTACTTCTCCCGTTTCGATTTCATATTTACGGAAAGGTCGCTTTTTCAAACATTCGCAACACTTTTCGCTTATATCAAATGGTTTGTCTATTAAGAATTTCCAACGCTCGGATATTTTACCGGTAAATGAACCTTTTACCTTTTTCCCATTTAGCCGCTTTTCTTTCAAATACGGGCTATTAGTGTGTCTAATCTCCCTTATATACGATGCTTGTTCTTTCGATATAAGCGGAAATCCATATTTGCCGATAACTTCCCTAACCGTAATACCCGGTCGTATTATCGTTACGTTCTCGGTGCTTCTGACGAAGCGCACTATTTCGGGGTACTCGTTGCCGGTATTGCAAAAGACCGCCTTTATATCCCTATCGACAAACCGCCGCACTATGTCGAGCAATACGGTAGAATCCTTGCCGCCGGAAAAGGAAACGTAAGGGACTTTACCCGTACGGGAAAGGAAGGCTTCTACCGTCCCTACTGCGTGGTCTATCTTTTGGCTTAGCGTCCAACCTTGGCGTGTGTTTAGTTCCTGTATTGTCATTGCTTAGGCTACTTTTAGTAATTCGGTTGTTATTTCTTCTACCAAGGCTTCGCAAAGAACACGGGCTATATTCACTTCTACCGCATTGCCGATAAACTTCTTTTGGTCGGCTTGCGTCCCTATAAGGGTGTAGTTTTCTGGGAAGCCCATAATTCGTTTTAACTCGATAATTTTTAACATTCGCATTTTTATATCGACGATACCGTAAAGGGCCATAAACTCCTTTATTTTCCGCATTGGGCCGCTATCGGTTTCGTAAATCTCTATCGCCAATTGGCCGCACTCCGTAGCGATAAGGTACGGGGGCTTTTTATCCATTTTAGCGATAAGGGTAAAGCATGGCTTTTCGACGGAACCGCCGGTATTGGAATATTGGGGATTCATAAGGTACCATTTGCAGGCTATTACGCTTTGCTTTGGGTTTGTCATTACCGCCGGGCAAGGCTTATCCAAGTCTGATAATTGCCCGCCGCCGCTATAACTATTCGCTATAAATTGCGGTTTTACCACCGAAAGCCTATCTTTCGTTGTAAGGGTCGGCGAAGGCGCATTTACGGAATGATTATGCCCGTTTCCGTAATATGCCGAAAGAAATTCGGCCCCTACTAAACTATGGTGGTCTACGGTCGTAATGGTTCCCGCTACGTTGTCTACGCTGGAAACCTTACTTTCCGGGTGTCCGCTAAAATGCTTTGCGAGAAAATGAATGTTCGCTATTCCTAACCTGTTTTGGCAAGCTACGGTAGGGCATGGTTCATCTATCGAAGGCGGGATATGCTTACCCGTTTTCTTATTGACTGAATTATATTTAATCAAAAACGAATCCTTCCCGCCTGCTACGAACTTTATAAGGCCCGCGTATATGCGTTCCAAGGTCTTAGGCGAAAGCGGTTTTTTACGATTAAAGATACTTTCCCCTTCATCGGCAAAGTCCAAAACTTCCTTTACGGGTTTCCACTTCGCCAAGCTGCCGAAAAGGTCGCCGCCCCCGGTCTTTGAGTGGGTAGGCTTCGGCCATACGATAGGTAAGTACGGTTTGGCAAATATCCCGAAGAAACGCTTTCGGCTGGTATATGCCCCATAATCCGCCGCGTTAAGTATTCTATGGTCGAACTTGTACCCGTAGGCTTTTACGTTATCTACCCAATTTGTATAAAGCCGCCCTTTGTCCCTGCTAATCGGTTTTCCGTTTTCGTCCAAATCGCCCCAGCTCATAAATTCTTCTACGTTCTCGATTTGGATATAATCGGGGGCAAGGGCTTCTATATACCTAAACAAATGTTCGGCAAGGGTGCGGCTATCTGCGTCGCGGGGCTGGCCGCCTTTGGCACGGCTGAAATTGGTACATTCAAGCGAAGCCCAAAGTACAATTTTCGCCATAGGGTACATTTGGCGCATTTCGGCCGTATGTCCTTTCAATGGGCGTAAGTCCAAAGTTCGCATATCTTCCGTATAGTGCTGCGCTTCGGGGTGGTTGGCCGCGTGGCTCGCTATGGCGTTCGCGTCGTGGTTTACGCAAGCTATAACCTTCGCGCATTTACGCCCCTTATAGTTGGCCTTCTCTACGCCTGTACTCGTTCCACCGGCACCGCAAAACAAGTCTATATATAGTAATCTAATATCGTTCATTTCGCATTATAGTAATACGCTTTCGCGGAAAATTAGTCTTTTGATAGGTGGGCTTTCACTGTGTTTACATAACCCTTAAATTCGGGGGTATATTGGTAATCGTCCGGAAACTTTTTAAGGTTGTAGATAATTGTAGCGTGGTTCCGTTTCATCTCCTTTGCAATCCTTACTACCGTCGCCCCTTCTTCCCGGCATAGCTGGGCGAAAATCATGCGGGCAAAGACGTGCTTTTGCTCTCGACTTTCGCCTACAATATCGTAGAAGGCAACGCCCATGCCTTCGGCTATTGCCTGCTTTATGTGCTGGAAGGCCGGTACTTCTTCGTAAATAATTGTCTTACCTGTCAATTCGGCTAAATTCTTTTCAAGTGTAGCCACTTTGGAAAATCCCCAATCGGGCAACAAATAGATAGCCTTGCACCCCATAAGTAGAAGTACGTCCATAGCTACGTGAACTTCCCAAGAGGCATTAACCGGAATACCGTTTTTAAGCGGGTTTACCACCTCGTAACCTTGGGCTTTTAACATAGTTTCCGCCGCTTCGAATTTGGCCGCTACTTCTTCTATCGGCTGGCCGCTTATCTTTCCCGAAATGTATATCTTTTCCATGTTGGCTATTATTTTCTATAAGAATGGTTTATAAATGGGATTCTATCGAACATTTCCGTAAATCGGTCGGCAATACGTTCGCCGTATTTGTTCGCCAAGTCTTCCGCATTTAGGTTGCTGGTCATAATTGTAAATAGCTGCCGGTCATACCGGTAGTAAATCGTATCGACAAAGGGGCTAATTTCATTTCCCCAAACCTTCACTACGGAAGGTTCCGTACCTACGTCGTCAATAGCTAATAGCTCGGATTTCTTAATGCTGTTAAAGCGTTCCGGTTCGTTCTTTGCTATGTCTGCAAGTTCTAAGGCCGATACCGTCCTAACCGTCTTTCGTTGGTCGAAATATGCACTTTCGTACAAAATCCCGATAAGGCTACCTATCGCGCGGGCTAAGGTGCTTTTACCGTTACCTACCGTTCCGAATAACAGAAGCCCCGGTTTGCAATTACCGGTAAGCCATTTTGCCGCCTTTTCTATATGGCTTTGGGTCGCTTCGTCGTCGATGAACTGCATACGCCGCCGCATAACTTCGGCTATATAACATTCCCGCAACATTGCCGGCACGTCTTCGGGGTACTTATCAACCTTAAAGCGTTCCGGTAAAGCCTTTCTTTGAAGTACCGCCCGGAACCGGGTTAAGTCCACCCGTTGCGGCCCCTGTCTGCTGTCCTTTTCGTCCATTTCCATTATTACCTATTTCGTTACGCTCCCAAGTTCTAACCGCCGCTTTCCAATCCTTCATACAGTTACGGCCCACCTTCCAACCGTTCGAAGTATAGTAATCTATCCACGCTTGCGGGTCTACGTCGTTACCTCGTTCTTGGCAATACGCCGTAACTTCTTCTAAGGTGGGTTTATGAAAGATTTTACCGCCTTTCATTTTAGGGGCTGCCTTGCTCCTGCCTTGGGGCTTGCCAGCCCCTAACGTCGTCCCTTTCGGTGGCTGGGTAATACCTTCGTTCAATACCCGTATAAGGTCGTATTTTTCAAGTTTTTGCAATACCGATTTATGTGCGTTGTTCGTAGGGTTTAAGTTCGATACCCCGCCGTACTGAAATATGATAAATTCGGGTAAAAACGCTTTGCTTCCGTTATTGAAGAAATGGATTCTTCCGGCAAAGGCTTTTTCGAAATCCCCTAAGTCGTACGTTTCGCCGCAATAAAGCCCGGCTACCTCTAAGTCTACTTCCCATATTCCGGCGTTGTCGCACTCGCAAAAAAGGTACACCCAAAGCAATTTATAAGCGGGCGGTAAGTCCCTTATAAATCGTTTCTTAAATAGGTCGGTATCTATAAATCTTTTTGCCATTTTGTTACTATTGAAAAGCTACCCCGGCCCGGAAACCGGGGTAGCTGGGTTAATACTGCTATTGCTCAATAATCGCAATTTCGGGGCTTAGTTCCCGAATGCGGGCTACCTGCACGTCTATAATTCGGTCGCGCAGGTCTTCCAATAGCTGACACGCTCCGGGGCTTACAAGTTGCAGGGTTACTTCGCGGCCGTTTACCGAAGCGTAAAATTCCACTTCGATAGTTTCCGCCGGCATACCTTTGAAAATCGGAATTTGAAGGGTAAAGGCTTCCGGCAGGTTACTCATAACCACGCCGCTATAATTGTCTTTGAAGTCGCCCTTTTCACTCTTTTGCTTCTCTACCTTGGAATTTACGGTAGCTTCGAAGTTTTTAAGCTCGGTTACGAGCTTCATATTCGCGGTTTTGTCCGGGAAAAATGCGCGGTTCATTTTGAAGAACTGCCCCAACTCGTTAGGTTCCCAACCTTTGCCGACGTTAATCCCAAATTCGGAAAATTTGGGGTGCTGGGAAAGACGACCTACCACCCGGCCCGTAGTATATTCGTCGTTCTCGTTCGTAACGAGTGTAATGCACACTTTTTCCCGGTCTACCAAAACGTGGCAACGCTTCGGGTTAATTTGGTCGGCTTCGGAAAGTCGCTTTTCTAAGAACTCTACCGGCGCACCGATAACGCCGGAAAGGTCGATTTTTACCGGGGCCTTGGGGTCAAGAACTGCGGGGGCCTCGCCCTCACGTACGATAATTTCCGCCTGCGTAGTTCCTTCGGGAAGGTTTACTACTACTTTTTTGTTTTCGTCCATACTTTTTTACTTGTTGATTGTGAAACTTTTACTTGGTTTGAAGTGGGCTACTTCGTGCGCCGGTATGATAATCGTAGTACCGGCAGTAATGTTGCGGGCTTTCTTTTCGGCCCGTTTTTTCGGCTGGAAGGTTCCGAAGCCGCGAAGGTAAACGGGTTCCTTGCGCTGTACGCATTCCTTAATTGCGTCTAATGTGGCTTCGATAATCGGCCTTACGTAGCTATCGTTTTGCCCGGTCTTACTGCCAACGACAGTAATTAAATCTTGCTTCGTCATTGTTTTGCTTTTTAGTTGTTAGTACCTGTTTTTCTTCCGATTTGGAAAAGTGTTGTTTGTAATTCTTCGCTGTACGCCGGCCGGCTCTCGATAAGGTCGCCGTTCTCATTGTAATAGCCGACTTCGCGGGCTTCTTGGTCGATGAACTTAAAGCACCTTTCGGTAACAAATTCGGCCTTCTTTTTCAGCCCTTCCAAGGTCTTTTTTCGCTCCGTCGTAAGGGGTTCCAAACGGGCCTTAAAGTCCTTCATCGCGGCCGTCTTTTCTTCCTCGATGTCGTTAATTTCGATGTCCGTTTCCGAAAGGCTTTCTTTCATGCGGGCCAATTCTTCCGGGGTAAAAGGTTTCATATACCCCTTTTCTTCCACCGCGTCGCAATTATCCATAAGGAAGGCTACGCGCTTCTTGCCTTGTTCGAGGTCTTTCCCTAATTCTCTTTCCATGTTTCGTTATTTTTTGATTAAAAGAAAATCGTTATAAAGACCTTCGAACTGACGGCCCGCGTACGTGGCGAGTTCGCGTGTTTTATAGCAAAGCCGGGAGCCGACAGTCGCATACGTATACGAAGCCGTGTAATTCGTACACGCGTACGAAAAGCCGGCAGACGCGGGATTATACACGAACCAAGGCCAATATTTGTACTCGCTGCTATTGGCCCAATCCGGCCGCCAACCTTCGTTAAGGGCTTCGGCAATGGTCTTTAACTTGCGGTAGGCTATTTCGTCCTTGGTAAAGCCTAACTTCGCTAATACGGTTTCGTTCATCGGCTCAATGCCAAGCACCGCGCAAGCGTCCGCGTAGGTCTTTACGCGCTTGGTAATGTCCTTCGGGGCAACCGTTTTTACGGCCTGTAATACGGTCGTATTAACCCCTAACTTCTCGGCCAATCGTTCGGCTTCCTTGCTGGCCGCCTGTTCGTTCTCGTGTTTGTACGTCGGTGCGCCTTGGCCTTCGGCGTAAACCATAAAAAACTGCTTTTCCATTTTGTTATTTGTTAAAAAGTGAACTTTGTTTTTCTTCCCTCTTTTGCTCGTAAAGTATTCGCCTTTGTCGCGCAATACTCAACCGGACGGCCCTAATAGCGTCTTCACGCCCTTTTAGGCTTTCTTCGTACTCCAATAGTTCCGCTTCGCTTTGGGCGATAAAATACCCGTCGGAAGTGGCTATTAAGCCCGGTATAAGGTCGTTTGTCCTTATGTGGTTTATAATCTTCCTTACCCGTGCGTCGTTTAGTTTATAGGAACCTTTAAGGCTGCTTACGATATGCTTGTTTGTTACGGCATTTTCGCGCCCTATTTTCGTCCTAAGCCCCCGTACGAGAAGCGGAAGAAGTACGCCCATTTCGTAATCGTTCAAGGGCTGCGTTTCTTGGTCAAATCCTTTAATCATATCAAAAGGGGGTTTTGTTGAAATTGATTATTAGCCCCGCTTCGGCTATATGTACGGTCTTACCGGTTGCGGCTCGCACTCCGGCCCGGAATTGTTCGGCGTTGCTGTTACCGTCGGAAAGGTGGATAAGAACAATATTATTTACCCCCTTTATATCGTTGGCTTGTAACGCCTGTACGCAATGGTCGTAACTCAAATGCGATTTTAGCGTACGGTTCCGAACAACGGCGGGAATACGCCCGGCCGCTATATTCGCGTCCAATAGGTCTAAGCGGTAATTACATTCTATCAATACGTTATTAAGTCCTGCGAACTTGCAGGGCAAGTAATAGGTATCGGTAGCGAATAGGATATTACCCGTTTCTTCGTGGTTGATGAAGAACCCCAAAGGCTCGGCGGAATCGTGCTTAGTCCCGAAAGGAATAATTCGGAAACCGCCGAGGGTAAAAAGGCTTCCGGCTTTGCAAACATTCGCGCGGCGCGGGCCTTCTATTGGGGTGTTCTCAATTGTACCGGCCGAAGCGTAGACGGGTACGGTAGCTTTCAATACTTCGTTAATGTAGCCTGCGTGGTCTTTGTGTTCGTGGGTAATTAGGCAGCCTACAACCTTCGTTATATTGTAGTCTAACGCTTGCTTCACGCTGGCGAATCTTACGCCCGCTTCCAATAACAAGGCTTCGCGGTCGTTCTCCAAAATGTAGCTATTTCCTTGGCTGCTACTGCCTAATACTTTTAGAACCATTGTACTACGCTTCTACGATTTTGCGAAATGCTTTACGTTTCCTTTTTAGCGGAAGGTTCCGGCCGATGAAGTCCATAGCCGTATCGAACTTATCGGCAAAATTTATAAGGCCGCCCCTTAATTTGGCTATCCTGTATTCATTCCTTTTCGTTGCGCGTTCTACCGCTTCAATTCGGGTATTAAGCGCGTCGATGTCCTTTGCCGTCAAAAAGGCAATACCAAAAATTACTTTCATATTAGAATCCGGGTGTTTTAGGTGGTTGCTGGGTTCCGGTCGTTCCTGCTTGGCCGAAATCAAGTGTTCCGCCTGTGTTGGCATTGTTTTTAACCTCGGCTTCTACCTCGTGGGTAACGTCCTTATATTCTACGTCTTCAACGGGGCCGCTTTGTTCGTCCGCGTCGCCGAAGTCGCAACCGGTTATATACTCGTAAAGGGCTTTTTTGGCGCGGCGTTCGGCTTTACCCCGGATTTGGTCGGGGCTGCTGTAATCGTCCTTCTTCACGGTAGCCACTATTCCGAAGCTGTTTTTTTCTCCGTTGTACGTGTAGCTGATTTTGCAAGGCACTTCCGCAAATCCGGCGGTTTGGCCTTTGTCAAATGATACGTCGATGAAGTATTTTACGCCGAGTTTCCGAAGAAGGGCCGTATAACCTTCCTTGGTCGGGTACATTCGTTCGGCAATAATATTAAATTGGTTGCCGGTCGGAAGAAGCCCGATACTTACCGCGTCTATAATCGCGTCCCGAACAACCGGAATAGTATAAAGCGGTTGTACCGTTCCGTTTTTGCGCGGCCGTCCGTTACGGTCGGTAAGAAAGCCTACCTTCGTATTCATAAGCGGCATAAATACACGCTTCATTACTTCGTCGGAAAGGGCTTCGCGCAATAGCGCAATTACGTTTACGGCGGTAAATGCCGCGCCGAAGTTGTTTACAATCTGCAAGGCCGAAGCGTCCTTACAGGCAAGTTCGAATTTCCGCTTTGCTTCGTCAATTACGGTTAATCCTTTTTCTTCTGCCATAACTCATAATTTTTATAGGTCGTTGTTATTCGTTTCCAAGAAGTCGGCTTAACTTCTTCAAGGTCGCCAACTTCATAGCTTCGTCGGCAAGCGGCGCAGTTTGTTTTTCGGTAAAGAAATTCGCCAATCCCTTTATTACTTGCTCGCCGTTACCGCCTACTGCTATTACGCCCTGCACGTTCTCGCTTTCGCCGTCCTTATTGTCCTTAACGTCCGTGCCGATAAGGATAAAGGCCCGGCCTTCATTGCTTTTTACCGCCTGCGAAAGTGTTGCGGCGATTTGCTCCAACTGCTGCGCGAACTCGCGCTTTTCTTTGTTCTCGTTCATAACTTTAATTTTTATAAGTGGTTAATGGTTAATTCTCTGTCGGTGGTTACAATCAACTTTACAAGCTGAGAAGCAACCGGGAATAGTTGGTTTACGCTTTCGGCGTTGTCGATGAATACCGGTGCGCTTACCCCGTGATACAGGCAAAGTGTGTTAATGATGTCAAGCCCGGCGTTTATTTTTCCGGCCGTATTGAGGTCTGCGTACTTAACCCCGTCTACCATTGCGATACAAGTAGGGGTTTCGCCGCCGTTTAGCTGGGGTTCGAACATTCGGAAGCGGACGTTTTGGAACTTACTATTTACCCGGCGTTCTACTTCGTCCATTCGGGCCTTATTAAGTTCGTCTATCGTAAATTCCTGCTTTTCTAAGTCCGCTTGCTGCTGGGCTAATTCTTTTTCCCTTGCCAATATTTCGGCCTTCTTTGCGGCGTTCTTTTCAATGGTGGCCCGAATACTTAGCTTTTGTTTTACTTCGTCCAAAAGGGCCGTAAGTTCCCGTTTCTTGGCGGTAAGCTCGGTAGTATCGGCCGCCGGTATATCCGAAATGGTAGCGGATATTTCGGCTATCCGGGCTTCTATCTCCTTCCATTCGGGTAAGTCTTCGGGGATAATGTCGGTAGATACGGTTACTTCCGGGTTGGCGGCTATTTCCGCTTCCAAGTCCTGTAACTTCTTCGCGTATTCGGCTTTCTTGGCGGCGATAGCTTCCATACGTTCGGAAAGTTGGGCTTCCAATTCCTGTAACCGGGCTTTCTTTTCGGCTATTCGCTGGTTTAGCGTTTTGCCTTCTTCGGTAATCCGGGTAAGGTCGCGGGTCTTGGCTTCGTCGAATTTGGCCCGCGCCTTCTCTTTGGCGATAGCGTCCATACGCAAAACGCTTGCGTCCGAGCATAAGGTTTCGTATATCGGGCAAATAAGGCCGTCGGTACTTACTTTGTATTCTTCGGCGTTCCGCGTATTCCATTCTTCGCGCTTGGCTTCCACCTTGGCGGATAAGCCCGCTATTTCGGAAGTAAGGGTTTTAATAGTATAGCGAATATCGGAAAGGCCGTTTTCCGAAGCGGCGTTATAGTTCGTGGCTTCGCGCTTCGTAATTTCGTAGCTGGTCTTAACCTCGTTACGTTTGGCGTTCTTCTCGTAGCCTTCCTTTTGCGCGGCCTGTCTTGCTCTGAAAACTACGTCCTGCTGCTGGTTCCGAAGGTCGTTAATCGCCTTGCGTTTTTCCTGCACTCCTTCGTAGTGTTTGCGGGCCGTTTCTGCAACGTCCGTAATAGCCGCTTCCACTTCTTCCAATTCGGCGGATAAACGTACCTTTTCGGCTTCCAAGGCTTCGTAATCCGGTGCTTCGGGCGTAACGCTGTCTATTGCGTTAATCTCGATAGGGCATTTTTCCAAACCTTCCTTAATCCGGCTTTTGCGGTAGGCTATTTCTTGTTTGAACTCCGCCAAATCTTTACCGGAAAGCTGGGAAAGGATAGCCGCAAAATCGGCACGGCCGGCGGCCACTTCTTCGTATGTTACGCCCCCGGCAATGCGTAGCAATATTTCGCGCTGGGTCTTCCAATCCAACGAAGGGAAGTAAGCCGGGTTCGTAATCAACTTAAAAAGTTGTTCTTCGGTTATGGCTGCTACCTTTTCTTGGAAAGCTCCTGCCTTAATTTCTACGCCATTGCAGAAGTAATGCGTAGTATTTCCTTTAAGTTCTACTTCGACCTTGCCGCGCGGTTTTACCCAATCTTCCGTAAGGGTGCGAGTAAGGGCCACTTCTTCGCCGTTCACGTCTAAAACCGCCGTTACGGAATGTTCCAATTTAAGTATAGGGTTCCCGTCCGGGCCGACCGTCTTAACGGTAAATGCGCCTTTCCCGCTATCCGTACGGTCGTTACTGTCTTTGCCGAAAAGAACCCAGGTAAAAGCGTCAAAAACGGTACTTTTACCCGTCGCGTTTGCGCCGGCAATGGTGGTTACTTCGCCGAATTTTACGGCCAAGTCCCTAATACCCTTAAAATTTCTAAGGGTTAATTCTTTTAATGTTACCTTCTTGCTCATAACAAGTTATTTATTTCGGTTGTTACTTTTCTTTGCTCGCTTTGCGGCCAACTCTAAGGCTTTTTCCGCATCTACTATTATCAACCTTCCGACCTGCTTATATGCGCCGTCGATTAAGCCGCTTTGTTTTATGCGGCTGGCGGTAGTCTTGGAACATTTGAATAGTTCGGCAATACCGGCCCGGCCGTAGACGTATTTTTTCTTCGGGTCTTTGGTAACGTCTACTTCTATCCGGGGGCTTTGTCCTTTCTCTATTAGTTCCAATAATTCCCCCGCCGTAAGGTCTATTAGTCTTGTTTTTAAGTCTGCCATACCTAACTGTCTTGCGGGTCTTCCGGTAGCGGAACCCGTTTTATAAGGCGGGCGGCATTAGCGAAATTGGCAACCTCTAAAAACAAGAACCAAAACGGGGCTTCCGCCGTGCTTGCAAGAAGGCAAAACGATATAGCGAAATACCATACTATCGCCTTCTGTTTTAGCGTCAATCCCGAAAGGGATAATTCTTTAATTAGTCGCTTCATAGCCTTTGCCTTTTATAGTTCCCAAAAATCTAATTCGTATTCCTGCCGTCTTCCGGTTCTTCGTGTCGCTGTACGTTCGGTAGCCTTGCGGCTTCTGAACAGTCGGTAGGTGTCGCCTTGGGCGTACAATTCATGCGGTAGAATAATCGCAAGGAAGAAGCAGGCTATAATTGTCCGTTTTATAGGGGATAGGTCGAAAGAAACGCCGCAATGTGTGCAGAACCACCATACGCAAAGCTCCGTAGCCTTCTGTATTCCTATCTTGCTATAAATGTTTCGCGCGGTATTCTCAACCGTTCGGGGCGAAATAGAAAGCCTATCGGCCACTTCCTTTTTTGCGGCTCCCCAAGCCAATAATTCGGCTATTTGGGTTTCTCGCTGCGTTAGTCCTGCTTCGGCTCTCATTTCTATTTCCCCCAAATGTTTGTCGTAACGCCGTACTTCCTAAATACCAATTCGACGGCGACGGCTTGGCTTGCCTTGGGTTCGATACGTCCGAACTTGTAAGCCGCGAAAGTGTTGCGGTTGTTAATCCCCAACGCCTGCCAAAGCTCCTTAGTGGCGGCTTCTACGTCAATTTGTCGAAGCTGCATAAAGCCGGCGTTAAATCCTTCTTTGTAAATTGTCGTTTCGCTCATTTCTCAATATTGTTAAGTATGTATTCAATTGCTTTTTTATGGGAAGCAAAGCTATTCCCGTCGAACTCGAAGGTTTCCGAATAAGGGCCGCCGGCAACCTTAAAGGTGCGCGTTCCCTCGTAGGTCTTCCCGTTAATCGTAAAGGTTAGTTTTGAAACTGTTACCCTTTCCGTAACCCGTCCCCAAGGCTTTTTTACCTCGGTATTGCTTAGCGAAATAGTTTCGCCTACCGCGTACGAAAATTCTATACGCTTTGCTTTGCCATTAACTATTACTGTTTTCTTCATCGTCTATTTGAAATATAGTGTTACTTGTAATCATCGGCGTAGACGGCATTTTACGCTGTCCTTCTTGCTGTTAAGTGCGCGGGTAATGAATTTTTCGGTAAGCTCCGTACCGATTAGCCCCACCAAGCCGGAAACCCCTACAAGGCGGTTTATCCTTTTGTTGTCGCTGTCTACTCCGTAGACTTTCAAAAGGAAGTTTCGGTTAATAAATGTCGTATCGTACTTCATAATTCATTGTCGCTTAAATTGCTTAGGTATTTTTTGCTATGCCGCTTATTTGCTCGGAGCGTATTATTATTATACCTTTGCAATCGTATCGGTTACACAATGCAAATATATAACATTGCAGTACAACAAGCAAATTTTTGCTATACAAAAAGCGAAAAATATTTTTTGAAACCTTCTAAAATCGTGTTATATGGGTGTAAAAGAAAGACTTAGGGAGTATATCAAAACCCTAAATATTAGTGAACGGGAATTTTGTAGGCAAATAGGCGTTTCGTCGTCTTATGTCAATAATATACGCCAATCTATACAGCCCGATAAGATGAAGGCTATCGGCGAAAAATTCCCGGAGCTTAATCCCATGTGGTTACTTACCGGCGACGGCACAATGCGGAACGGAGATAATACAAACCGCATTTCGGGAAATAACAACACCGCCGTTGCCGGCAACGGGAACCAAGTTACAACTAACGATATTGCGGGTTTGATTGAACTGCAAAAAGGCTATCAAGAAATGATAAAAGAAAAGGATAGCCAAATAGCCCGACTTATATCTGTAATTGAAAAGCTAAGCGAAAAATAAAGCATTGCAGTACGTTTGCGCTATGTAATAGTATGGCTTTTCATAGTACGCTTATAGGAAACGGGCAGAAATGCCCCAAATTTCAACGCAAGTATATATAGCTATACTTTCTACCGCCCAACGTACAAAAGTGCCTAAAATCAAAAATTCGATAAAAATAACTGTGCATAATGGAACCGGAAACAATCGAAATAAAAGTATCCGAATACTACGACCAACCCAAATATTACGGGGACATGCCGGAAGCGGTGTTTAATGCCTTGGAAGCGGCGTTTATTTCCGGCGCGGAAACTGCCATAGTGCCAAAGACGGCGTTCGAAATGATGTTAATGAGCTTTGAAAATGGGCGTAAAGAAGCCTAAGATAATAACCCCTATCGAAGATGGCGTAAACCGCCGTTTCTTCCAAGCGATAGAAGCCCTTGTTTCATTGGGCCGTTTGTCCGCTTTGGAATCCTTTTGCAAGGAAGCCGGGTTAAGTGCTTCCCGCTATCGGGAAACCCGATTTACTTACGGAGTAACCCCAAGGCCCGGTAAAGTTTCCCGCTATAAGTCTATACAAATAGAAGCCCTTTATTATTTGGTAGCCAAGTATTCCGTTTCTTCCGATTGGTTATTAACCGGCCGGGGTAATATGTTTTCAAAATGAAGCGGACTATTAAATTTAATCTATTCCCCAAAAAGGTAGGGGGTGTATTGGTAGAGTGTCGCCCTATTCGTATGCGTGTTTGCTATGCCGGGTATCGGGTAGACTTTCGGGTAGGGTATAGTATTGAACCGGAAAAATGGAATGAAGAGGAAGGCCGCGTTATCTCCAATACAAAAAACCGGTTCCGACAAACGGCCGGCGAAATAAATAAGGCTATTACGGCTTACGAAGAACAAATAGAAGCCATATTTACCCGGTTCGAACTGCTGGAAAAGCGGGTACCGACACCGGGCGAACTTAAAACGGCTTTCGATGAAGCTACCGGGAAGATAACCCCGGCGACTGAAACGGAAGAAAACGGCCAGCCATTCTATAAAGCCTACGCCGAATTTATGGAAACTATGGGCCGTTTGAATGATTGGACGAAAGCGACTTATACGAAGTTTAATAGCCTGCGTAAGCACTTGGAAGCGTTTAACAAGAACCTTACATTTGACGAAATAAACGAAGATACCCTACAAAAGTTTATTACAAGCCTTCATAAAGCCGACCTTCGTAATACTACCATATCTAAAAATATGTCCTTTCTTCGGTGGTTCCTGCGCTGGGCGCACCATAAAGGATATAACCCAAGCAACGTACACGAAACATTTAAGCCGAAGTTCAAAGGGGCCGACGGAAACGCAAAGGAAATTATATACTTGGAATGGGAAGAACTGTTTAACCTGTATTCCTTCAAATTCCCGCCGTCCCGGTCTTCGCTGGAAGCCGTGCGCGATGTGTTTTGTTTCTGCTGCTTTACCGGTCTTCGCTATTCCGACGTGGCAAAATTGCGCCGAAGCGACGTAAAGAAGGATTATATAAGCGTGGTTACTCAAAAGACCGTAGACGGCCTTATTATCGAATTGAATAAGTATAGCCGGGCTATACTGAAAAAGTACGAGAATATAGGTTTGCCGAACGATAAGGCCCTACCGGTCATAAGTAACGTAAAAATGAACGAACACCTTAAAGTAATGGGGGAAATGGCTGGTATCGACGAACCTACAAGGGTCGTATATTTCAAGGGGAATGTTCGGTACGAAGAAGTATTACCGAAATACGCCCTTCTTACCACCCATTGCGGCCGGCGTACTTTTATCATAAACGCGCTTAGGCTTGGGGTTCCGGCCGAGGTCATTATGAAGTGGACGGGGCACAGCGACTACAAAGCGATGAAGCCCTATATTAAAATTGTCGATAAATTGAAGGTCGCCGAAATGGATAAATTTAACAAGTTCCCGATACCCCGAAAGAAGGGGAAATAAGCCGAACCCAAAAAGGAACCCAAATACGCCTTAACTAATCGGTAACGTATGGTTCCTTATGTTACCAACAATCGGGCTAAAACGCTGACATTTCGGAAACTTGGTAACGTATGGTAGTTCGTTGTTCGCATGGTATTACAGCCGTCCTCTCCGCAGACAACCTTAACTATTAAGGTTTTACACGCAAGGCACCCAAAAAG